GGTGCAGGTGGTGCGGGATCACCCACCGCCAATGCGTAATAAAAATTATTCTCATCTGTTTTAAAAATGCACGACCAGACTAGGCCTAAAACAGAGCCTGCTTTTTTGCGCGACAACAGCTGAATAAAATCAATCATTGCGCCCTGCTGACTACTAAAAAAAACAACGCCGCATTTCGTTTTGTGTTTTCCGCCAGTGATCACGCTTAAAACTCCTCTGCCTCCCACCCGCCGCTTTTTTTTGTAACCGCTAAAAATCGCAGCGGGTAAATGCTGGCTGCGACCTTTATTTTGACTCTCGCGTCATCGGTCCAAAACCCCTTGACTTCGTGAACCTCAAGCTCCCCGCTTTTTAGCATTACAAAAAAATCCGGCTTATAAAATGTTTTATCAGCCAGTCTTAAATTAATTCCATCAAATTTATACCAGATAATTTCCCCTAATTGTTTTCTGTTTTCTAAGAGACGCTGATACTCAATCTCTGTTTTGTTCAGCTCGCCTGTTTTCATGCGTCCCAGTGCCGACCACCTCTTGTTGCCAGATCTCATACCGTTCTATGTGCCCCCGTTTTTAGCAATGCCACATTGGTTAAATTTTGACCTATCACGCGCCATGTAAGATTTTCCCCCAAGCGTTCCCCCGCGTTCCCCCGCGTTCCCCCAGGCGCTCTCCGTGTCGTTCCCCCAACCCCATTTTTAGCGACCAAAAACACCGCCCAAGATTCCCCATCAAAAAACAGCCTAGGATCGCTTTTTGATTCGCACCCGCTACGATGGCATAGGGTAAGCCTAAAAACTCGATCCTACCCGTGTTTTTTTTCGAATTTGGCCACTTAAAAACCAAAACCACCACCAACACTTCAAAAACTCGGGGAAAAAAAATGCCTGCGACGGGCGGGGAAAACTGGACCCCCCCCTAAAGGGGTGGGGATTCCAGTGTTTTCCCCGATGTCCCCGCGCTTCGCCGATCCGGGGGAAAATTAGCGTTCCCCCTGTTTTCCCCTTTTTCCCCCTGATCAAATTTTGATCAACTTTTGGGGTGATATTACAGTTTTGTGACAGTCTAACTATTAGCACTTATCATAAATATACTAGCCAATACTTGATCAATAATTAACCAGCCGTGCTCATGCGGCCTGATCAAATTTTGATCAATCAGATTAAAAATTAACCTACCCTTGCGACCGTCTTTAACGTATGTTTTGGCCGTCGCTTCTGTCAAACCCTCATTTATTATCAAATAATTAATTAAAGCTGAGCGTGACAAATACGGTGAATTATTTCGTTCTTCGCGTCCAGAATACACCCAAGCCGACTTAAATTTGTTAACATCTTTTTGAGTCTCACCCCATTTTCTCTGCGTTATTTCTTCATCCTCGCCAGCTTCAGATTGTGTTAAAACGGCAGAAAATACAGGCTCGTTTTCCTCGTCAACCCAATTTGGGATTTGAACTTTCTCCAACCTGAAAAACAGCGGATTTTCCAGCTCGGAATCTTTAGACTTTTTCTGCGCCACCTGAATTAAACCATTACTTTTTTCGGCTGGCGTGACATTAATTTCAATGTCTAGTGCACCTCTCCACGCGCTAGAGCCGCGCGCCCTGTGCTGCGCATCATCGCTAACGCCGGTGTGATGCACTAATAGAACAGAGCACGAGAACTCACGCATTAAATTACTGCACGCGTCTAGCATCGTTTTTGCGTCCTGCGCGCTATTTTCATCACCATTCAAAAACCTGTGGAGCGTGTCAACAACAATCAGCTTCGGCCTTGCTCCGAGTTGCCTGATAGCCGTAGCCGTTTTTGTGTAACCGCCTGCCGTGTTTAGATCGCACCCCTCTCTAGATAGCCACGCGTTTAATTTTTTGGCGCCGTTTTTATGTTTCCACGCTGCGATTCTGCCCCTTAATCCGTGATGCCCCTCACCTGCCAAATAGACAATTGGGCCGTTTTTAACAGTGTACCCACACCAATTTTTATGATCGGCTGCGATGCGTAGACATAAATCCAGCACTAAAAACGTTTTGCCACTGCCGCTGGGGCCGTGAATCATTATTAGCGCGTCCTCCTGAACCCATTTTTTAATCAGCCATCGAACCGGTGCTGGCTGTTGAGAAAATTCATCCGCTTGAATCAACCAATTTTCCCGAGTTGGATTTAGTAATTCTGATAAATCGAAACCGGCCTCTCTATAATCGTTTGCATCCATCCCCTGAATGGGTGGCATGATTACAGCTGCACCGTATTTGGCGCTAGCCTGATCGGCATATTTTTGGCCCGTTTGGCTGCGGTCGTTGTCGGCGACAATTATTATTTCAGCGTCTGCTCCCAAAATTTCCCTAACGGTACCGCAAACCGGCGCCAAATTGCTGGCGGAGTATGCTATGAAGCATGGAGTTTTTGTGGTTTCGTAGATGGTGGCTGCTGTAGCGTAGCCCTCAGCTATATAGGCGCGCCCGCTAGACTCATTTAAACTACCGACGCACCAAAACATGCCTCCGCTGCGCCCGCTCTCGTGATAGCGTTTTTGCCCATCGTGGGCTATGTACTGCAGCGAGTTTAATTCGCCTGCTGCATCAAATAGCGGTACAACCAAACGCCCGTCGCCGGTCACTCTCGCCCCGTGCGGGCTTATTTTTTTTCTCATCAAATACGGGTGATCAGGGTGCGCCGCCTGTGCATTTTGCCAAATGATTTTGGCCGTTTCGGCGCTGTTTTCCTGTATTTTTTTTAACTCTAAATCACGCGCCTGCCTAGCCTCCTGCATGCGTCTGCTGTAAGCCATCTCGTCGGCGGCATCCATTTTTTTGTGGGTTTCTGCGCGAAAGGATTGCTCAATTCCAGCTCGCCAGCATCCAAATTTTCCCGCAGGTATTCCGTCCGAAAACGCTATATACCAGCCGGTTTTATCACCCGATCCCCCGCTGCCCTTGGTGCCGCTTTTAAAGCGGTGTATTTTTCCATCAAAAAAAACCGCTGTCGGCGGTTCAATTCCGCATGCCGAGATCGCATTTATCAATTGCGCCTCCGGCGACAATTTTGGCAAATAGATCGCTCCAGAGTTTTTAAGCTCTGGCGGCACAAATTCACCGCCAAAAATACTTGTCAAATCCGCCATTGCTGATTGCTCCCCTCATCTATACAGTCAATTATTCGCTGCACTGTCCTGATTTTTGGGTCCGTCACGCCATCCCGAATTCGATAAATTGCGTTCCTGTGTATGCCAGATTGCCGCGCTAGCTGGCTGATATTAACCGATCGTAATCGTTCCCTGAGCTCTGGCAGGTTTATGTTATTAGAGTTCAATTTTCAGCCCTCGCGTTAAAAAAAATGCACACTGAAGTGTTGACGACACTAGCGCATGATGTCTAATCTAGCAACAACTGATCGAACAGAACTGTTCTAACCGATCATAAAACGAGGTGTTAAATGCTGATTAAAAAAACTGGCGCTGTGATGGCGCATGGGGTGAACCTGCTCGTCTACGGGCAAGCTGGCGCGGGGAAAACCTCGCTTATTAAAACGCTGCCAGAGCCGATAATTTTGTCTGCCGAGGCGGGGCTGCTGTCGATACGGGATGCCGACCTACCCTACATAGAAATTAAAACTATTAACGAGCTGAGGGATGCGTTCAGCTTTTTGACGCAATCAGAAGAGGCAAGGAATTTTCAGAGCGTAGCGCTTGATTCAATCTCTGAAATAGCCGAGGTGATGCTCTCTCATGAGAAAAAAATCGCAAAGGATCCGCGTCAAGCTTACGGTTCTATGCAGGATCAGATTGTTGATTTTATTCGCGCATTCCGCGATATGAGAAAACACGTCTACATGTCTGCAAAATTGGAAAAATCACAGGACGAACATGGGCGGGTGATGTATGCGCCATCGATGCCAGGGAATAAAACCGGACAAGGATTGCCGTATTTTTTTGACGAGGTGCTAGCGCTGCGAGTTGAAAAAAACACGGAGGGAGAACCTGTGCGCGCGCTGATGTGTCACAGTGATGGATTGTGGCAAGCCAAGGACAGGTCGGGCCGTCTCGATTTTTGGGAGCCTTGCGATTTGGGGCATATTATTAACAAAATTATGGGTATTAACTATGCTTGAGGACATAAAACTAAACATGCTGTGTTGCATGTGGGAGAATTCAAAAATGATAGAGGCAAGGGCCGCAAACGATAGGAGAAAAATAGAGAATGAGATCAAGCGGAGATTTAATCTGCCGGAGGTTTTTGAAAACTCGGAAACCCGTCGCGCAGACGGTTATTTAATAAAAATGGTCGGCAGAAAAGACCAAAAAATAAACGCTGATAAATTAATGGAAATAGCAAACGAGGCGGGAATTGCTGAGCATTTATCAACGTTATTCAGGTGGAAACCTGAGATTATATCAGCAAAATGGAAGGCCGCACACTCGTCAATTATTGAAACCCTAAGCCCCGCGATTCAAACCAAAGCGGGCCGCCCATCATTTACAATAGAAAAAGCGGAGTAAAAAAATGTCACTATTACCTTTTGAAATCAAAGCAAACGATTTGCCAGAATCGCAGGGTTATGACTTGTTACCGGAGGGCTGGTATCAAGCAAGGATCGAGTCGGCCGAGTTAAAGAAAACAAGAGATTTGAGTGGGGAATTTATTTCGATCAAATACTGCATTTTGGGGCCATCGTTTCAAGGCCGAAAAATATTCGGAAATATCAACATCACAAATAAAAGCGCCAAGGCCGAGGAAATTGGACGCGCCGCGCTCGGGGATATTATGCGCGCAGGCGGGGTGGCAGCGTTGCGCGACACCAACCAACTGTGCGGAATTGCGCTACAAATTAAAATATCTGCAAAACCGGCTGACGGTCAGTTTGAGGCACGAAACGAGGTGAGAGGATATAAAGCGCTAGACAATAGCGCGCCACCGCCACAACCGCTTGTTGCTCAGCCCACAGTTTCATCACCACCAACCAGCAGTTATGCGCCACCAGCGCAGCAGCCAGCGCAGAATGCAGGCGGAGCCATGTCGACCCCGCCTTGGATGGTTAAAAAATAGAGATTTAAAAAATGCTTCGGTGGTATCAGAAAAAATCAATTGATGATTTGCTGCAGTGGTTTTCCGATGGCGGGGAGGGCAATCCTTGCGTTGTCCTGCCTACTGGTGCCGGAAAATCTCACGTTATAGCCGCGTTATGTAAAAAAATAATTAGCGATTGGCCAGAGACAAAAATATTGATGTTAACGCACGTCAAAGAGCTGATCGAACAAAATGCGGAAAAAATGCGACAACATTGGAGGGGCGCCCCGATGGGGATTTACAGCGCTAGCGTGGGAAAAAAACAGCTTGGTGAACCCATCACTTTTGCGGGGATTCAGAGCGTTAGAAAAAAAGCCAATTTTTTTGGACATGTCGATTTGGTGATAATCGATGAGTGTCACTTGGTGGGGCATAAAAACGAGGGTGGATACCGCTCTTTTATTTCTGAGCTAACAGAAAAAAACCGGCACCTGCGGGTGATTGGGTTTACTGCGACACCCTACAGGCTGGGGCATGGATTAATAACGGACAAGCCAGCAATTTTTGATGCGCTGATTGAACCCATAAAAATTGAGCAATTAATTACAGAGGGTTTTTTGTCTAGACTAAAAAGCAAGACCACGTCTACAAAATTCGACACTAGCAGCGTGCATACGCGCGGCGGGGAATATATCGAATCAGAGCTGCAGGCCGCCGTTGACACCGAGGCAAACAATACCTCTGTGGTTGGGGAAATAATTAGGTCTGCGGGCAATAGAAAATCATGGCTGATATTCTGCACGGGCGTGCAGCACGCGCAGAACATAGCCGAGATTTTAAACGCCAGCGGCATCGCCACTGGGTGCGTCACTGGTTCGCTATGCAAAACCGAGCGAGAAAAAATAATTTCTGATTTTAAAAGTGGCGCGCTTCAAGCTTTGACGAACGCAAATGTTTTAACAACAGGTTTTGATCACCCCGAAATAGATTTAATAGCGCTGCTGCGCCCAACCATGTCGCCTGCTCTGTATGTGCAAATGGTCGGTCGAGGAACGAGAATAAAACGCGATACAGATCACTGTTTAATTTTGGATTTTGCGGGTGTCGTCGAAACTCACGGACCAATAACCGCTGTCCAACCACCGGTTAAACGAGGCGAGAGCAAAGGGGCAGCACCAACAAAAACATGCCCAAACTGCTCCGAGTTAGTAGCCATATCTGTTAAAAAATGCGGCGAGTGCGGTTTTGAATTTCCAGAGCTACCGAAGCCAGAATTATTTTTACGTGACGACGACATCATGGGTATGGAGGGCCGAGAGGCTGAGGTGATCAGCTGGCGCTGGCGAGTGCATGAAAGCGCAAACTCAGGTAAAAAAATGCTTGCAGGCTCATATTATTTTGATTTGTCAAAAAAGCCGGTGACCGAATACCTCTGTGTTCTGCACGAGGGTTACGCTGGCACAAAATCAATTCAAAATTTAATGAGCATTTGCGAACAATCGGGAGCAAAATTTAAAAAATACGGCGAAGCTTTGAATGATGAATCATGGCTTGAGTTTTTCGCAGACAGCTTGAATGAGTCAAGCCCGCCCAAAATGATCGAATATTTAACGCAGGGCAAATTCCATCAATTAATAAAAAGGGTTTGGTAAAAAAATGAAACACGAGGAGCCAGATTTTGTAAAACAGTGGCGCAAATGGTTGGCGGCAGGCCCGCCAAAATGCTGTCATACGTGCGATTTTTATAACTATCATGGCGTGTGCGAGCAGCACCAATCTGCCCCACCTAAAGAATTCACCGATCAAATAGACGTGTGTAATTTATACGTTCAGGGTCTGCCGTTTTGATGGCCTAGGTTCTGACGAGGGGTAGGTTATTTTATACCAGCCGATGAGCGCGTCCTCGACCACCCTGCCATTAGACCGCTTCTGCGAATTCAACCAGTCGGAAATATATCTGGGCAGTCTGACGGTCTCCACCACTCGCTCCATGCTTTTTTTTCCAGCTTGTAGCAAATTGGTAATAGCGCCAACTGTTTTTTATATCAAAACAGTCTAGTGGTAGGGGTTTACTTTTCGACGGTCTGCGCATACTATTATCACAACACGGCAGACAATGCCGACAACATAAAACCGGAGGGGGAAAAATGAACATCGTCGCAGAACTCGAGAGCGCACGTAACGCGGCTTTTGCCGCGTTTCAAGCCGCCAAGGGCGGCAAAAACAAAGCGGCTCTTGCGGCCGCCGAAGTGGCCTTGAAGGCCGCCTCAAAGGCCCTTACTGCCGCCAAG